TATCGTTTTATAAATTTACGTTTTAAGGCGTGATATTAATTTACCTATGCCAAAGTATGCCTTAATAAATATCCAGCCTTAAATCGCTTGTATTTGCTCCTGCTCCTGCTCCTGCTCCTGCTCCTGCTCCTGCTCCTGCTCCTGCTCCTGCAGTTAAATAAAATGACCGGTCAACCCGTCATGACCGGTCAACCCGTCATGGCCGGTCAACCCGTCATGACCGGTCAACCCGTCATGGCCGGTCAACCCGTCATGGCCGGTCAACAACTTACTTCACTAATGATAATTTTTTGATTGCGTCGGGTTCAACCATACGCCTTAATTCAGATTTGCTTAACGATTCAATATCAGGATCAGGGGCGCAAAAGATATGCTTGGCGCTTGTGTAATCTCTCGATGATAATCGACCCTTGTCTATCCAGCCGGCCTCTTTAAGAGCATGTAGGAACGCTGGCTGAGGTATCTTGATATTACCTGGCGCGCTATTAGCTATCCGGTCGCATATCGCATGAAACGGTGATGCAATCACGCCATTTGCGAATTCACCCACTCTCAAACGCATTAAGTCAACAAGGTAACTCTCAGCACTACTCATGCCTTGTTCTATCAGATTTAGCTTGAATTCAGTCATCATGGGCGCAGCACTCGGGTTAAACTTTGACACATCACGCGCGTATAACCAATTAGCGATTGCCTCATATCCGCCCCCAGTTTTGAACCACGTCCACATTTTTTGTGCCTCGTCATAGTTCATGCGAGGTGCATGTGACCAAACGCAGAACCATCGCCTGTCTTGGCTCTCAAGTTGAATTGGCACTGGATCATTAGAAAACGCTAATACAAACAATCGATTGACCATGTCATATGGGTGTAACCCCTTACGATTGATAGACAACGTTTCTGGAGGCGCTGCAATGATCGGTTTTAGTTTGTTAGCTAATGCCCTACGCTCGCGTGCATCTGTTTCTTTCAACTCATTCAGGATCAGGATCTCACATTCCAAAGCATAACCGAACTGCGAAGCCATCGAGTCATTATCGATATAGCCCCTATTTTTCAAATGCGTTCCACAGACTGCCCAAATGAATGGCGCATACATAGTATCTTTACCCAATCCCTGATCGCCACCATGTAGAATCGCATGGTTAATCTTAACATTAGGGTTCTGCACTTTATAGGCCATCACATTGAAAATATGCTCAAGCTCGTCATGGTTCGGCACTAAGGTCTTACAATGGTCTAGCCACGCAGTAACGTTCCCAGCTTTGCCCTTAACGTCCGGTCTGGCATCTCGCCATCTATTGCCGTATAGATCACCATCAAGGGTCGTCAACATGGAATCACCTGCTGCATAGGTAATTCCAACAAGCGCATGCGCGCCTGATGCATGTCTATTCTCATCAAAGCAAACCGATGCTTCAATCTTGCGCCCATTGTGAATCGATTTACACTCGATATGTCTAAACAAAGCATTGAATGTCGAACGGCTTACTTCACGCCTTGCTTGTAAATCAAAATAAGATTCGTCCGCCTGATTGTAAGCAAACCGTTTAAACCAATCCTTTTTTTCTAACCGTCCAAGCTCTTTGCGCTCGACTGCTGCAACTATATCATCAGCATCATGGCTGAACATGTCGGAGGGTTCAAGTTTTGCTAATGTTTCATTCATAACTGTCGCTAATAATTCATCACGCAAACCGTGATGATGCTTCGGGCCACCTTCGGCCTGTACCCATTCAAGATAAGTCCTACTGTCAAGATGTTGGCAGGACTCATGAAAGCACATGTATGATCGGTTCAACGGTTGATACCTTGCCATAGGGTTGCCGTCTGAGTGCGCTGTTGCATTAATGCAAGTCACGCCAACCCAGCCTTCACCATTAGCACCCTCGATCACGTCACCACGCTCAACAAGCCATGTCAACACGTCATCTTTACCATCATCAATTAAATCGATACGCTTAACGGTTGCTGTGTCTGCTTCACAAGGTGTAACACCCAACGCTTTACATATCTGCGGCAAAGTAAATTCTAAATCAGGATCAAACGACACTAGCTTAGATTTAAAATTGTTGCGGTCAGGCTTAAGATTGACAGAATCAGGAAGCCTGAAATTACGAACGGGATTAATAGCACCCCCATCTGTATAACCTGCATCAGCAATCGCTTTAATAGCTGCACTGAAATCTCCTTTAGTTGGTTGATCGTCAAGGCTGAACGTGTAGCCGTATTGGAAGTTATTAGGCGACGTTTCCATGATCCACGTAGGTGCAAGATCAGGTGTTTTAGACTTCGTACCAACATCATCTAACACCAAGAACGCCACTAACTCACAGTTAGTTGCAGACGCGCTTGGTTTGCCATCTTTAAAACGACTAATAATAAAAGATGCCGTGTTACAGTACCAAGCACCTTTTTTATCATACTTAGTCGGGAGATAAGCTGGCCAAGCGCATTGTTGTGCGCCATCTTTATGGAATAGGTCAGGTTTAGGAATTTGTTTTACAAAGAGGACAGACTCGCCCTCAGGTGCTATACTAATCAGGTAATCTGTAAATTTCATATTATTTTCCGTATCGATACATTGTTGTTATTTCAATGTCTAATGGTATCCCCTCAGCCCAAACTGGGGGTGTACACATTACCGACATCATTCTTTTTGTAACTTCTTCAGCGTCATCAATAGCACATTCAACGATAATTTCATCATGCACAGAACCAATCACACCATTTAATTGGCGTAGCGAGTATCTTAGTAGATCATTAGCGGTTGCTTGAGCGCAGTTTTCTTGTGCAATACCTTGCCATAATCTAGCGCGAGGCCATTCTTCAGCATCAGAGGCAGGTTTGAACGCTGCTTTAAGGTAAGTAACAGCGCCATCTTCTAACCGAGCAAATGGGTAACAGAGTATACGACCTGATGGTAAAATATACCAGAGGTGATTACCATCAAAAAGATAAGTCACTCGCCCAGCTGAGAACTCATGACCTTTGTGACGCATGGCACTCATGTAAGCCCGTTCTAACTCTTGGCCGTAAGGCATCATCCAAGGATTCGCCACACGCCAACCATTAATCATGCGTTTGATCTGATGCTCCGGCATGTTAAGCCCATAGATACGCGCCATTGACGAAAAAGCGCCTGCACCGCCCGAATATCCTAGCGCCAGCTCTTGCACCTTACCAATGAAACGTTGATCTTTGGTGACTTCTTTAACGTTAAAGGTAGATTTGGCATTTTCAACATACACATCGCCACCGGATCGGAAGATGTCCAGCTTTGCTTCAGATGCCACATGATTAGATAACCACGGATTACATCTTGCTTCAATACCTGCCCAATCAGCCACGACTAAAACATTACCTTTAGCAGGGATAATAGCAGGTCTAATCATGCCTTTTAAAACGTTTGTGACGCGCGTTCCAAACGGACTAAGGTCATCACCTGCCATCATAGCTGATCGCACCGCTTCAGGGTCTTTAGCGCACAAACGAGCCATGTTCTGCAACTGGACTCCATATGAACTAGCACGGCCTGTAGCAGAACCACCATTAAAAACAAACGCGCCACGAACACGCCCATCTTCAATATCTGCCAGCTCTGCCATGCGTTTAAACTTAGCCACCGATGACGCGCTGATGTCGTCAATACATTGAACAACGTCCAGCACTTCATTGGGTAAATCCATTTGCAGTAATGCCGCCCGAGTAGCTTTATTTAAAGATAACTTCTCGTCCACCATCATCAGTTCAGGATCAATTCGTTCTGCGACCCATTCTTTTAATTTAGGCGAACGTGCAGAAGCAATGCCTGTAATGTCTTTGACTAAAGCTTGAATATCCTCAAGTTCAGTCGTAGCATAACCGATAGCGGCATGACATAACGGCACATCGACTAATAATCCTTTATCATTGATGCGTTCATTGACATGGTAGTCCAGCAATTCATCATCAGATAATTGACGTAATGCCAAACTAACTTCACGCATTGCTCGAACGTCTTGCTCGCAATAATGGATCAGTTCAGGCAATAGCGCAGTATTATAAGGAGGAACACAACACTGACGGATCAACTGCTTACCTCGATGATCTTTCTTCATCTTGGCCGACATTGCCCGTCCAATATCTTCAAGGCTTCCAGGCAAGCAATTAGCTCTCGCTTGTGTAGCGGTGCAGTACCAAGATGAAGCTAAAGGTTTAGGTACATCAAAATCATTACATAAAACATATTCAGTTATTAACCTATCAAAACCAGAATTATGCGCGCGTATTTGGCGACCTTTAGCAAAATGATCTTTAATTTCTTGGGGGAAAGGTAAACAAGGAACCCAAGTTCTTACTTCACCATTATCAAACGCATATGATAAACATAAAATCTTAGTGCTAGAATCCATTGCATAATTATACATCCCTGACTTTTTAATATCACAATGACTGCAAGTTTCATAGTCAAGCCAAAGAATAGTCATACTGTCCACCAAACATACCCGTAAGCAGGGCTGTTATTTGATAGCGCATGGCTGATTCCGCCAGTACGCTTACCCAATAAAATTTCTTCGGCTTGAACTTGGCTTTCAAAAGTTAAAATTTTACCTGTTTTTAAATTTATACCTTTGATGCGCTTTTCAGGTCTAAATTTTCGCCCTGCATCAATGGCATGTTGCACGTTTTCTGTTCTAGTCACCCATTCTAAATTATTAATAGAATTATCACTTCTATCAAAATTTTTATGGTTTACTTCTGATAAAGATAAAGGGTTAGGTATAAAAGCAAACGCTACTAATCTATGAATAGTAAATACCCGTCTATTCTTTTTACCATTTCCATCATAAAGATGAACACATGTATACCCATGCGTCATTATATTAGGTTTAAGAATTAAGTTAGTTTTTACAGATTTAACTTTACTCGTATTACTAACTTGGTATCGACCCTCATAATTAGGTATATCTTTCCAAATCTCATTCATAAAGCCTCTTAAAACAAAAAAGCCTTGTGCTACATTCTCACCCAAAGGCGTTGGCGGACTCGAAAGGTATCGAGCAGAATGTAGTACAAGGCTTACCTTAAAATACGCCGCCAAGCGTAATGAAATTATACCATAAAAAACCCCTCATAAAGAGGGGCTTTCTCTTTACTTAGACTGAACGTCTACGTCTGCCAGTTTCTTCTGGCACACCATCTTCATCCTTAGATTCACCATCCAAGCCTACCCATTCAACAACTTCAAACACCGGAGTGTAAATCTTACCGTACGCTTTGTGTTGGTAAAATTCTTTCTTCAGGTTGATAACTGGAACAGGTTTATCTTGATCGGCATCTACTTGCGAAGCAATTTCTACCGCAAGAGTCTGTACTGAACGTTTACCGCCAACTGAAGTGGTTGAATAACGAACTTCCAAGCCTTTATCTTCACCGGATAAGCATTTTAAGCTCATACCGACTTGAGTTTCCCATCCACGTTTACCACCAGCAGGAGCAGCATCAAGTTCAGGCAATGGCGATGTAATACTTACCATCTTTTCACCTAAAACTTCACCTTCACCCCAGCAGATAAAACCGTGAACAAAAGAGAACGGATTAACCGCCCATGTAGAGTCTGATTCAACTTCAGATTCTCCTGCACCAAACACCCAATGACCTGTGCGATCCATTTTAAGTATCGCAGAACCATTGTTTCCACCGACTTCAGTTTCCAAAGAACGAAGTGCAGTAGAGAGTGAAGTAACAGAAGGAAGATTAGAACCAGAAAACGCTACTAAGTTTGACATAATATTGTACCTTATTGAATTTTAGTAAGGGCTACTTTTAATTGTTGCCCGATTAACAGCACAGCAGGACGAGGATCGTCTACATGTGCCATTGTGTTACCCGATGAAATGGCAACGGTTGATCCTTCTGGTAAAGGTTGTTTAAGCTTCTTGAGCTTCTTTTCAGCCTGAGCAGGAGAGATAAACGATGCTTCCATCACATCAGATTCTGTTAAGCCAGTTGCAAGCAAGGCTTTCTTAGCCTCAACTTCATCTGACCATTTACGGGTTGACCTTTTGGCAACCAGTTTGTAATTTGGTAAATCAATACCTGATTCTAGCATAGTAAATGCTAAAGCTCGCAAGTCTTTTATCCATTCTTCTAAAATTTCAGCGTTCTGAAGATACGCATCAATAGTTGGAATGTCGATAGCATCAAGCTTAACTTTTAATGCGCGTTCAACTGCGCCCGTCATTAACGGACAAGTAGGCTTTGCCGCACACCATTTACAGTGAGAACCTTCCCTGAGCGGTGCATTAAGTCTTTGTGATGCTTTGACTGCGCTCAGTAATTGCTGTTCAAATGCTTTAATGCGCTCAATTGATGTTACCCAGCGTTTAATCATTGGAGGTTGAATAATGATTAGCTCGACTTCTTTTACGTCTTTAAACGCCCATTTTGCATTCTCAGTACGCATTGCAGCAGCAGCGTAGAACAGCAACTGTTCATTTTCTTTTGCTTCTACGATAACGCCATTGCCAAACTTCCAATCCAAGACAATAGCACGATCACGTATACGACCAAGCAGATCGCAGCTGCCAAATACATCAGGAATGAAATCACCGAAATTAACTTCAACTTCGACTTCATAAACCATTTCATTTTCTGGATCAACTTCATCTAGTAACCCCAGTGCGACATTGATTTTTTCATCGATTAAGTCTTGCGTCAGTATAACATCTTCATATTGATCCCCGACTACAGGCTTTGTACCAATACCTAGATACTCGGCAATGGTGTTATGGAGAAGCGTACCTTCATCAGCATAAGAGCTGGAAGGCTTTTCAGGTGCTTCATTGCACAGCTTGACTGAGCCTGGGCAGTTAATTACTCTTTTGGCAGTAGAACCACCGACTATTTTACTGTGTGCCATTAATTTAATCCCGTTTCGTTTAAAGTGAATATATTATTTCACAAAAAAATATATTGTACAAATGTTTTTTACAGTGATAAGCTATAACCTCACTAAACGAAACTGGAGTAAACATGAACATACCTGATTTATCAATCCTAAGAGAACGCTTACATCAAGAGATAGCATCTTTACAAGCAGGCGAAACAAGTATCAATCAAGCTAAAGTGGTATCAAACCTTGCCAATGGCATGATTAACAGTGTACTAGCCGAAATCATGGCTACTAAAGCACTTCCTGATAACCCTAACAAGGCGATTGAACGTGACTACATCGACATTGAGTAAAGCTGAATATCGTAAAGCTTACCGTAAAGCTTACCGTAAAGCTAACCGTGAAAAAGAGGCAATAAATCAAAAAGCATATCACGCCGCAAACCCAAAAAAAGCAGCTGAATACCGTAAAGCTAATTTTGAAGCCATAGCAGCTAGAAAAAAAGCTTGGAAAAAAGCTAACCCAACTGAAGCACTAATAATTAATATGGCTCAAAAATGTAAAGTTTCAACGACTGTAATCAAGGCATTAGTTCCTCAAGAGCTAATAGAAGTTAAGTTATTACAGTTGCAACTACATAGACTAATTTATGTTAGAACGTGACATTGAAAAATATTTTAAATGGATAGTTGAAGTGAACGGAGGAAAGACGTATAAATTCACTTCACCTGCGCATCGAGGCGTAGCAGATAGAATTGCTTGCATGTCAGATGGAACAACGTGGTTTGTGGAACTTAAAACAAAAGGGGGTAGATTATCAGAATTACAAAAACTATTTGCACAAGAAATGATAAGGCTTAACCAAAACTATGCGTGTCTTTGGACAATAGAACAGATTGATAATTGGGCAATAGAATGTTTGGGATTACATATTTAATTAGATTGATTATATGTTTAGTAATTTTAACGGTCATGCTTCCGCTGGCCATCATTAACTTATGGGTAACGAAATGGAAATAGATCAAGATATAGACTGGTTGTATGCACAAGTTGTAAAAGGAGGGCTTAAACGTCCAACTGAGAAGCAGGAAGATGAATTTGATTATCTGGTAAGCCGATACAGACGTTTGTTAGGCTTGACTGTATCTTCAGCCAGAACACGAGCTTTCAAGGAAGTTATGATGTGATCTGGCCGGAATTAACTTTTCCACCGATAAACTTATGGAGTTATCCAATGCCCGACAAAAAGATGGTTGGGGGTAAGCACTACTTATTACCGATTCAACCCGTTACATACATCCATGCTAACAATCTACCGTTTATGGAAGGTAACATAATAAAGTACATTACGCGCCATCGAAGCAAGAATGGCGCAGAAGATATAAAGAAAATCATACACTACTGTGAACTAATCCTGGAGCTTGAATACAATGAATCAACGAGATAAACAACGAAAAAGATGCCTTGAATATTACCATAAGAACAAAAAAGCCATACACGAACGTGTTATGTTGAAACGCAAAATGGATCGTTTAAAAGCTAATGTTGTAATCCCTCCAGTACCTCAAAAAAGCATCACCAAGAAAGAAATAATGGCTTTAATCGGCATTAAAGCATTGATGCTCGATAAGATCGTTAAAGACCCTAAGTATTGTATGCCTAAACATGCAGCTACCCATATTGACGGAACGATTCTATTCAACCGCGCTGAAATCATGGATTGGCTTCCTTATATCAGAGAAGTCTGCGCGTTCATGTATAAACGTCCTCCGATCAAATTAACTGGAATGGCAGCCTCAATAGTTGAATTCATGCATCGCAGTAAAGACATGGAATTGTATTGCGATGAATTAAGGCGTAAACAGTTAGATGGGCGGATTAACAATGGTTAGGGATGTAGACTACGCCCTCATATTGCAAGTGCTTTATAGCAGAGGCTACACCTTAGCCAGTATATCAAGAGTTACAGGCACAGCGGTAAGCTCGTTATCTAATGTAAAACAAGAAACTAAACCTGTACCAACTGGCTGGCATGATGGCTGGGAAGGAATGGCATTACAAGAATACTATCGTAAAGCATTAGGTACAAACGCTCCTTTTGTAGGAGATTATATTGAATTAGAGGATTGTTATGAAAATGAAATATCCATTACCCAATGACAACGCCAGGTGTATTGGCAGTAATTGTGACAAAAAACAAGATTGTGCTAGGTATTTGTCTATTGAAATTGATACTAAAGACTACATGTGGCACATGGACGCTAAAAAAGAATTTAATAAAATTGACTGTGATTTTTTTATAGATTTTCGAGGCAATTACTATGAGCATTGAAAGAGAGTTGCTTAAAAGGTTTATGACTGAACTGAAAACAGAAGAAGATGTGGTCAGTTTGTTCAATGATATAAAAGAGTGTCTTGCCGAACCTGAGCAGACTGAGCAAGAGCCTGAGCCTCTTTTAGCAGAAACAAAGATTGAATGGTATGGGAAAGGGTTTAGACAAGGGGTCAATGAGTTTGCACCACCCAAACCCTTAACAGAAGATGTTATATATGCTCTTGATAAAGAAGGGATTGTTGAAAATATGGACGATCATCAAGTCAGATACGTCATCAGATGGATAAGAAGAGTAGAAAAAGCACACGGCATTGGAGGTGGAGAATGAAAATTAAAAACAAGTGGTGTCGTATAGCATGGTTTTTAGAAGCTAAAAGAGAATGTAATAACTATAAATTTGAGTATATTCCACATAGCCGAAGGGTCACTAAGTCGATGCACAGTATGTATTGGAGGATAAGATGAGTAAAGAAAGAGAGCTACTTAAAAGATTTATGACTGAACTGAAAACAGAAGATGATGTGGTAAGTTTGTTTAATGACATAAAAGAATGTCTTGCCCTACCTGAGCAATGGAAACCAGAGTGTTGCATATGTAAAACAAACAAAAATGTGGAATGGGCTGGTGGATTTCAAGCTTATCGGTGTGATTCTAAAGATTGTATCCCGTTTTAATATTGGAGTTGGGGAATGAGTAAAGAAAGAGAGTTACCTGATGCTGATTGTAAGAGTTGCTATTACAAATTAGGTTCATATGCAGAGTCTACTTATCAATGGTGTTATATGTTCAAGGAAAGCCCAGGAAATAAATGTGGTCAGTTTAGAACCATTAAGACATTTGATGGAGAGAGAAATGAATAAAGAAATAAATGATCTTAAGCAACAAATCATGTGGCTACAAAATCAAAATGCTTCACTTATAAATAGACAAGAAGCACTACGAGACCACTTTGCTGGACTTGCGATGCAAGAGTTAATGGCAGCTGATGTAAAAGTAATTTGGGATAATGAAAGCATTGCAGAGTTGTCATACGACATGGCAGACGCAATGTTAGCAGAGAGGGAGAAAAATGGCTAATAAGACAACTAATAAACAACGCAAGAAAAACGTTTTTAAAGCTAATGAGCGCAGTTATGAAACCAAAAATTAAACGAGTAGGACGCTTTTGGGTATGTGGAGGGCCTTACGAAATTGCAGGGTATGGGCGCACTCCTTGTGAAGCATATTTAAATTGGAGAAACCAATGGTTTTAAGACCTTATCAGGATGAAGCTGCTGATTTCTTGTACAGCCGTGATCGAGCGATGATTCTTGCACCTGTTGGTGCAGGCAAGACGGCCATCACTCTAACAGCTATGCAAGCAATGATTCAGGATGGGCATGTTAAACGATTCTTAGTGCTTGCACCTAAGCGTGTGTGTACTGATGTTTGGAGGCAGGAAGGGCTTAAATGGGCTTCTAACATATTCATTGAAATAGCTATTGGAAATGCTAAGAACAGAATAGCAGCGTTTAATTGCGCTGCTAATGTGATCGTTACCAATTACGACAATTTGTTATGGCTTTGCCGTGAACGTCCGGACTTGCTTCAAGGCTTTGACGGCATCGTTTTTGACGAGCTGACACGTTTGAAGAACCCGTCTGGATCACGCTTTAAAGCCTTGTTCAAAGTGATAGACCTGTTCAAGATACGCTGGGGCTTGACCGGATCATTTACTAGCAATGGTTTAGAAGACGTGTTTGGACAATGTAAAGTAGTAGACCAATCATTGCTAGGTAGAAGCAAAAACGCTTTCCTACAGCAATATTTTGTTCTGATGAATCGTGATTATGGTGAATGGGCTGCACGTCCTGACTCCTTACCTAAAATTATGAAAACTATCAAACCAGCTACCTATCTGTTAGATGCAGGTGATTACGCTAATCTGATGCCGCCTTTGCACATGGTTGAGATTAAGTGCCAGATGAATATGGAACACTATAATACTATGAAGAAGGATTTAGTTGTAGCGTTTCCCAGTGCAACTGCGGTTGCAACTAATCTTGCAGTAGTGACGGGTAAGCTTCAGCAAATGAGTTCTGGGTTTGTTTATCACTCGACAACTACACCGAGTAAGTCACCAGGTAAATTTAACACTTCCACACAATCTATATGGTTTTCTAGTCATAAATTCGATAGATTAGAAGAATTGCTTGCAGAAAATCAAAGAGATTGTACAATGATTTTTTACATGTACAAGGAAGAACTCGAAGAACTCAAACGGAGATACCCTCACGCTCAAACATTAGATGATCCTAATGCCGTTGAACGTTGGAATACTGGGCAAATTGAGTTGTTGTTGGCTCACCCTAAGAGCGCAGGGCATGGACTGAACCTTCAGCATCACGGCAATAAGATAGTGTTCTTATCATTACCGTGGTCATTGGAGTATTTTGAACAGGCAATCGGGCGTATTCACCGGAGTGGTCAGAAACGTGAAGTGTGGTGTTATATTTTAATGACTGAAAATACAATAGACGAGCGCATTTATTCTGTCTTACAAGAGAAATGTACGTTATCTGAAATCGCAATAGAGGAGCTACGATGAAATTAAGTTGGAGAAGTTTAAACGAGGTACTGGCAGATATGAATGAAGAAGAAGTCCTTAAACTTCTTGAGGAAGAAAAAACAGGTGCTAGACGTGCGATGGTTATGATACGGCTACATCAACGTTTTTGCACCTTGAGGATGGCAAGGGAGCGCAATCAATTATTCGGAGAGCAACAATGATATTCTATAACTGTGAAGAAATCGAACAAAAATTGTATAAATCACGATTAATGAACCTATTTTTAATGGTTTTGCTCATTATATCGTTAATGTTTAATTTTAAAGACGCATTTTCTGCATCTTTATATGCTCCCGATGGAACTTATTTAGGTGAAATGACATCTAACCCGATGGCAATTAATTCGATTAGCAATCCCTTATCGCAATACGGATCGCCTTTATCGAATACCAGCATTAACAATCCTTATTCGCAATACGGTTCAGAACTGAGCAATCAAAGCCCCAATAACCCGTATGCGTCTACTCCAGAAGTAGAGCCGCCTCCTTCGCTCTACGAACAGTAAGTCCTTTTAGCACTTTCCCTGCGGCTTTGTCCCAGCGTTTGATTTCAGACGCTGCGGACACCCAATCACCAACATCAACTTTCTTCTTTAGCGTTGAAGTAGCGTAATTACCAACGCCTAAATTATAGATAAAATCAGCGATTGCAGCTTGTTTTTCCATATTAACAGTTGTCAGTATGGGTGCATAATTTATCGCTCTGTTAAG